TATTGGTTTGGCTAGGAATCTTTCCCTAGCGTATCTCATGCTTCCTTTGAGCGTCCCGCTAACATCATTGTTATTCAGCAAGTCAGCCCATGTTTCAGCCTCTTCTATGGCTTCATTGAGTTTCTCTATAGCCTTTTTACGGCTATTTGTATCGGGTTTGAAGAAGCCGTATTCTATGTAATCCGTACCCTCCGGTCTTCCCTTTGAGTCCCAAAAGTATGAGTCGTCATACTTACCTTCGTGGTCTTTCATGCAATAATAGCGTGCATCCGACCTTGAGCCTTTTCTCTTCTCTATATTTATAGAGGCAGCGTGTTCTTCAGAAATAAACTTCAGAACCCTTGCTGCTCTACTAGTTTTATATAATTCTAGGTATACTTGGTAATGGCGATATCCAGTCTCGCCTATTTCTAACTGTCCTACTGCGTAGCGGAGGAACTTATCCTCTCCGTTGTCTAATGCTTTAGCCAATACAGCAGTTAATTCATCCTCTGTCATTAACTCTTCTTTAATTGTTAGTAAGAAGTTTCTCGCAGACCATTGCGGTAACTTCAATTCCTTTTCAGGTTTCATACCAACACGCTCATTATTTCAGGTGCGCCGAAGTAAGCGGCTAATCCTAAGACACATATCTTGCATAAGTCTAGCGGTTGTGGTTTTGGTGTCGGTTCAACAGTATTCATGGAAAACTGGACCTCCTGCATAAGGTTGAAAGCCTCTGGCTTCACGTTTCTCGGCAACAGAGTTTGCCAATCCAACTACATAGTTAACGTACATCTTGGCGATAGGTACGAATAGAGCCTTAGCGAAAGCACCTGCCGGATTTGTCATAACGGGTGTGGTAACCCATGTATATGACATTACTTTCGCCCCTTGCGTACGAAGGCAACTCTACGTCCATTGACGTATTTGTATCTACCGAGTTTGCCTTTTCGTGTTCTGAATGTTTTTCCATATCTTGTTCTTGCCATATTTAATTCCCCATTGGTGGTGCATGTACACCCTTGTAATTTCCGGGTGTTAATTCGATTAGTAATCCAATTGTATTGTTAGAACTTGCTGTGGTTCGTACTTGTAGTAGACCACATGGTATTTCAGGTATAGGACCTAGCATTGCCATAGGAGCGTATGAACTGCTAATATGGCACTCTCTGACAGGGAATGCCCCTGTATCGTCAGTAGGGTTACTGTTTGACCCTACGAACTCCATAGAGTACGGTGCTTCGTTATTTTCGTCTTGGATTTCAATAATGTTATCCATGACAGCAGCAGGTGATACTAAGTTAAAACCTGCGAATACAGCGTTAGTAACGCTTGCATCCATTGTTGCATCAACTGGTTGTTGCCTAATTTCTTGTAGACCCTCTAAACAACTGATATATCCATCATATAAGATGTCGTGGGGTGTAGTTTCGTTAGTTATTGAACTGAACTGGTGAGTACCCATCAGTCCGACAGCGTAGTCATCATAGCGAGTGCCTGCCTTGTTGAATGTCATATCTGCATAATCCCATTCTGCACCGGAATCTGCTCCTGTGCCTAGTACTGCCTGTCCACCGTCGTCTACAACGGCAGGCCAGTCTGAATCAACAACATGTTCTTTGTTGAGGTATACTTTGAAGTCTGACCAGCGAGGTGTCTTCATTGCGCCACCTGCTTCGTCTAATATCTGTGCCCTTTGTCTTTTCCAACCGTCAAAGGCCATTTCCCATGCGGCGTGAGTAGCCCATGTATTAGGTGCGGTACTAATGAGTACCTGTGCGTCCCCTTGTGAATCGTGGACACTTATGTTTGAGATTGAGTATGAACGACCTTGTCTGTAAAGTCGTCTATTCATAGCGGATAAATCCTTCGCTATGTCCAAGTAATGGTCGTCTGACCCATTACCACTGTGTGCTAGTTGGTAGTATAAAAATCTCTGTGTTCGTATCGGCATGTGTGTGTCCTCATGCTACCGACCCTCATAGTGTTATATTAATGTTCGTAAATCTGTAACACGTAACAGCATCGTGGGGTAAGAACAACCCACGACGCTGTCACGCCCCCAAAATCAAACTAAAACCCCCCTAAAGGGATTTTCTTAATATCAAGATTAACAAAACCGACTGAAAAAAGAGTCGGTCTCTTCTTTTGTGTGTACTGACAATTCTCTTATGTCCCATCTGTCAGCCGCTAACCTATCTTGGTCTGGCATACCGTTAGCGAATATTATCACATGACATGGTTCTGGTCTGAACTTCATCATGCTCTCGTACTTCGTGTTAAACATCAGTCCGTCTTTTATCTTCTCCATCGCTGGATAATTAAAGCGATTCCATGGAACTTTCTTTATGCCATATTCGTCTTCGTATGTATCACCGAAGGATAAATCGAATATTACTATGGTTTCATTATTATACCCATAGAACATATCTTTGGCATTTTCTCCTCCTAGCACCACCGCACCGTGGTTGGCTACTAGGTACTTGGCCATGAATGTCTTACCTTGGCCTCCGTTAAAGTCTGTGTACCATACTACCTTTCTGTCGTCTGGTGTCTCTAGCACTTCATTCTCTAGTGCTATCTGCCATGGTCGTAGTACTACTCCTTCCATTTTCTTTATTGGTTTGGCTAGGAATCTTTCCCTAGCGTATCTCATGCTTCCTTTGAGCGTCCCGCTAACATCATTGTTATTCAGCAAGTCAGCCCATGTTTCAGCCTCTTCTATGGCTTCATTGAGTTT